GTCTATATGAACGAAAAAGTCCAACGGCCATGAATACAGATTATTATAGAGTATGTGTATAACTATTTTAGGCAGCTAATATATATCATGACAAATCTAAATTATAGTAATTATACTTTTTTTAATGCAAATAAAAAGGATAATAAAAAGGATAATAACAATAAAGAAGATATAGTAGAAGGAATAGCAAATTTTTGTGCTTTAAACCGATCTTATAATAATCAACGACCAGACCTTTGGAAGAATTTAGATTCAGCATTAAATAGAGAAGGTCAAAAAAAAGATGACTTATCAAATGCAAACAAAACCAATGATGGAATTACAGATGCAAATTCAACTGGTGATAATACCGGTGCTATATTTAACGAAGCTGGTGATAAAGCAATGGAGTTTGGAAAAATTCATATTTTTTCAGCCGATTTAAAACAATATTTTGGTATTAAACCCGTTGATACAGATGGTATATTTCGCACATTACCACCTGAATTAACTGATAATCCCGATAAATATGTTTTTGCATATCAAGACGACGCTGGTAAATACTGGAAAACAATATTTAATAAAGTTGGTGAAAATATAAAAGAAGGAGCTCAATCCAGTAAAACTCCAGCAGACGATGCAGATATACATGGAACCGTAACAACTCAAGATTTGACAGGTCAAATTAACTCTGCTCAATCTGGTACTGCTGGAAGTGGTCGCGACGGTAATGGTAAATTAATAAATACTGAATTCAAAAATTCTGGTGCAGAATTACGATATAATGCCATGAAATTAATATATGAAGAGTCAGTTATGAATACAGTTTTATTGAGTGCTGGTGTAATAGCTTCCTTATATTTTATTGTAAAAACCTAATAATATAATATGATTATTTGTTATACATATTATATGAATATTGATGATAAACATGACATGAATATGCAAAAAAATGATAATATAAATTTTTTTTATCAAAGAACCATATTAAATAGTTTGAATTTAACGGTAGGTATTTTAATTACTGCTGTTATGATATTTAGAATAAAAAAATGATATCACTATAATATATAAAATGCCTACATTAACTGAAGAAGAAAAGACAGAATTATACTCAGCCGATGTTCAAAGAAGTGTTTATACACAACAACAAACCAGTAATATTAGTAATGTAAATGTAATATTAATCTTATTGTATTATGTATTTTTGAGCTATTATACGTATTATACATATGGGTCATTTAGATACAGTACACAATATTATAAAAAGTTGATAATGATACTGTTATTGTTCGCTTATCCATTTATCATTTATCCAATCCAATATAATGTATATAATTTTGGAAAGTATCTTATAAGTTTAGTATACAATAATATTTATGAGACAAATGATTGGTAAAAAAAATAGATGCATATTATAATATAAGGTATAATATGCAAAATTGTAATACATGTTCGTCTAATCCTAAGAATAAAATATATAATTATCATACATTTGACTCAATTCATAATATAAAACAGCATGATGATATGATTATTGAAGGATTAAATACAAATACTGTCAAAGTAAATGCGGTTTCATCTAATTTGCAAACATTTAATGGAGTATATGCTGATTATTTGAAATGTAGTGCACCAAATAATATTGCATGTGCAAAATTACAAACGGAATATGATGCACAAACAACCAAAGTAAATAATTTGGAAAACGATTATAATAATCAACAAAAAATACATACGGATTGTAGTAATTTAAAAACCCGATGTGAAATTTTTAATGATAATATAAATGAAACTCAAGAAATTATAGATGGTATAAACAAAAAAGGACGTGCTCAGCACAATTTAATGAAATCATTTCAAAATGCTTCAACATTTGAAGCAGGTCGGGATTTTTTAAATAAAAATAATATTGATCTGTGTGATAAAAACATAGATTATTCTAACAAAATAGATAATTTAATTGATTTAAAAAAAACATATAATACCAATAAAGAAAACGCAAACAAAAACTTAACTTTAAAACAAAAAGATATTTACAATAATAGTATTGCTATAAGCGATAGTACAAAGGATATTGCTGCATATGAAGCAAATAAAGATAAATATAATAGAAGTAGCACAAGTAATTATAATGAAGCAACCAAAACAAAAGTTCAGTGTGGGCGTTCATGTACTACGCACCGTACGTGGTGGGGATGGAGATACCGTAGATGTAGGACACGTTGTAATACTGTTCCAAAGCATAATGCTCATTGGAAAAATCATTATAACAATCAAGGGAAAATTTGGAAAGACCGTGCCAATGTAGAACAAACAGAAATAAATAACGAAAACAAAAACAAAAAGAAATTAGAAAATGACGGAAAAAAATACAACAATGAAAAGATACAATTAGAAAATAGTATTAAAACTATAAATACAAATATTGAAACCAATAAAACAAATATGAATAATCTTAAAAATGACTGTTCAAGAGAACAGATGAATGCATTGAGAAAGCTTAGAGGTGAACTTGAAGCGAATTTAAGGTCTAAACGAGACACAGAAGTAGAATATAAAGATATATGTAACAGTAAACAAATAAGCTGTGATAAAGAATATGCACTTTTTCAACCAATTGAAGAATCATATAATAAGGGAAAATTAGTCAAGGCTGATTTAAAAAATCGGCATGAGATATGCGTAGACCCTTTAAGAAATGATTGTAAAGACCTTTATAATAATTATCAGAATGCTCAAACAAATACAAAAATATCAGCTTCTATTATAGAAAAATTACAAAATTATAGTGATTCAGATTACGCACCTGCAACACATACAAAAATAAAAGCAAACTATACAACAGTTCAAGGTGATTTTAACAAATTAAAAACAAAGGAACAAGAGATGAATGTCAAATTAAATAAAAAGAATTCATTATACGAGTCACCAATAGATAAGCATGACAAGGTACTTTATACAAATTTATTATTAACAGCTTTTGCTACATCATTAGTATATGTAGTTTTTGTAGAAATGTGAGAACAATATTATATGCGAATATCATATAATATTATTTAGTAATGTCTTATAGTTCCTATAATAATGAAACTCCTCTTGATTTAAACAATGTACGTAATGTGGAAGGATTAACTGATGTTGCTGGTATGAATAAAAAAATAGACGAAATAAAGTCAAGGATAGCAGATTTTGAAAATAAAAAACAGTTAATTGTTAAAAATGCAGGTATTGAAGAAGGTATGACACTTGGAGAAAGTATTAACACAAATGAAGAATTACAACGTAATCCTAAGTATAATAGATATATTCTATCAAACGATAAAAAACGAAAAAATATGGTAGATGTACGAATTGATGATAGTAATTTATTAAATAATTCATATAATCAAAATTATGTTCTAGGAACGATTGCAGCGGCATCTTTAGTTGTATTACTATTTCAAATCTAAAAATATAATAATAATATATAATGCCAGTAGATAATCAAAATATAACTATATTAACAACTATTCAACAATTTTTAAGGTCATTAACACCCCAACAACAAACTGATCTGAATATAGGTCAAGATGACATTAATCAAGGGGTTGTTGCAATATCAGCAGCTGTTGCAACTGCAAATGATGAAGTAGAACAAACATTACTAAGACAAAACGAAATGAAAGAAATCGTTGATGCAGAAAATGAACGAATTCAAAAAAACATAAAAACTACAGAAACAAATTTACTAACAAAAAATAGGAAAATGAAATTTATAGACAATAAACGTCAACGCGCAGAGCAATACAATAAGATATTATATGTTTTTATAATAATTTTATCATTAATAATTATTGCTATTATTGGTTTTCAATATTTACCATTTTTACCCGATTTTATATTACAAATATTTATTGTTATAGTTGGGTCAATCGGGTTAGTTAAGATATTTAATATATATAGAGAATTACAAACTCGTTCTCATTTAGATTATAATGAGCTCAAATTGACTGCACCAAATGTAATGTCTTCTGAAGAAGTTGACAAAAAACAAAAAGCCGCTGCAAAATCTGGTGATTTACTTGGAAGTATAGATATAGGAGGTTGTAGAGGAGCAGAATGTTGCGATACAGAGAGTGATGTCATTTGGAGCGAGTCTTCGCGTAAATGTATTCCAAAACCTACTACAGCAGAAACCGAAGAGTTTACTGTTGAACGAATGAAATATAATAGAGGTATTGCACAACCAAATTCCCCGAATGAAACACTTTTATATAGTAAAGTATAAGTATAGTATATAAGTCATGGATATAAACGAAAGAGAACTAATCTTTAATCAAAAATATCTTCATCAAAAAAAAACCGTAGAATATTTATCTTGGGTAAATACAAGTTTAGTATATATTTATTACTTATGTGCTTTAGTAATAACATATTATTTAATTACTAAATACGATTTTACCCTTTATAGCAATATATTATTTATATTATTATTAGGAATATATCCATTCGTTGCTTATTATTTACAAGAAAAAATATATAATAGTTTTGATTCTATAAGCAGTTTGTTTTCTATATCAGGATTATTTTTATATAATATATTGGTTGATTGGCTTAGTAAACTGTTTAGTCTCCCTATTTATTATTTCTATATGTTAATCATAATTTACGCAATCTCTGTTAAGGATGGTTTTACTATGTATACTCAGTTACCATTCTTTCTATTTTTAATACTATATCCATATATTGGTGAATATATTCACACTAACATTTTTTAATTATCCCATACATTTTTTTCTATAAAATGATGAGGGTCTCTATTTCTACGAATATGTTGTGTTTCTAATGTTACATTATATATTGGTTTACCAGTACGATAAAAAATATCGATTTGTTTTTGTCTCCATATTTCATGTTTTTTTTTCTTTTTTCAAATTCTTCATCGCAAATAAAGTTAAAAATTAAGGGGTCCATTATAATATATTATATAAATATTATATTATCTATTTTTTATGTTTATAAATTATCAATATCTATACCGTCATCGCTATCATCGTCCGTATTTCCATTATCAATATTTACAGGTAACTCATCCCGCTCATATTTAATACGAACACCATTCCATGTTTGTTGTCGTTTACGACCAAATTCCTTGTCCATATATTCGTGTAATTCCTTGGGACTGGGTCCACGACCACCATAATTAGACATATACCAAATAGAGAATTCATTGTTTAATTCCATTTGTTTAATACGTCCGTTTGTCTCACGAATAACACGGTCGCGAATAAACTCTGAGATGTAATCCTGGCTTTGACGATATTCATTACTCTTAGACATGACAATATCACAATCATTAACTACGCCACCGGTTTTAAATACAATATCAACTAACATTGCTGCAAATACTTCTTTCCAACTATCAAATTTCTCTTCAATGTTTTTATCTAATAAATATTGATATGGCTTTTCTGGGTCATCGTCTACAGGAGTTTCAGTAAACAACGATTTAAAAGGAACAACACGGATTCGTCTCCATGTACCATGGTCGTTTGCTTTTACACCCATAAGTGCATTACATGCAACAGCAAGTTTAAATTGTGGAATAAATGAGAGAGTCTTAGTCATATAGGGAGCTCTTCCTTGAATTGGATCCTTTCCGCTCGTTAATTGTTTCATCATACCTTCATTAATAACATCACCTTTACTTGGTTCTTGCATAACCGCGTAACGAATACCCTTCAATTGTACAATTTCAGGAGTACACCCACCAACTTTACCGCGTTTCTCTGTTACTAAAGTCGTAGGTACATCACCCTTGTAATGACCTAATACTTTTTCCATTAAATTCATTAGTACCGATTTCCCGTTGGACCCCACACCTATATACATATTAAATGTTTGATTCGCTGATGTACCAATCAATGTGGAAGCCAAATGATTCCACATATATTTACAAAGTGCTTTGTCTGGAAACAACTTATTCATAAACTCATTAATATCATTTATGGTTTGTCTATGTTTGATAGGGTCTAATGGTACATAATCAATACCAGTACATAATGAAATAATATCTTCAGGTTGACCTTTTCTAAAACAATTATTCTTAAAATCTATGACACCATTATTAAAACAAAGTAAGTAAGGATTTGTATCCATTTTTTCTAAGAAATCCCCGTCATAAAACAAACATTTTGCTTCTGTCATTATATTTTTCTTATCATTTGTATTTCCTAACCTATTACTAATATTTAATATACGCATGGACCGATTCTTTTGAAACTCTGCATCATTCTCTAAATTATTGGTATTATTTTCAGCAGCAGCGGCAGCATTTGATGCTTCAATTGCTAATCCAGTTGAACTCTTCTTATTGTATAATGCACGTAATGTTTTAGATATAGCAAGACGTAGTGTAGTACCCGCATCAATTTCCTCCCAACGATTATTCTTGTAACGATACCAAATGTTCTTAGATACACTTACACAAACATATTCATGCTTATACATTTGATATAAAACACTCGCTAAGTCAAAATCAGGTACGCGCTCTTTGATATTATAAGAACTAATTGTATGTTCAATATAATAATCAAGAGTGCCCTCTAATACACGTCTGTATTCTTCAGGCGCATCCATTTTTGCCCAATGGATTAATGACAGTTTAGTCAACCCGCCATGTATACGTAAATCAAAATTTCGCCAAGTTGCACATAAATCAGGTATATTACTAAATGTAAATTCGCTTGATTGTGCACTGAATGCAATCCATACAATTAATAATTTAGGACTGGTATTACGTAATACCCAACCAACACGTTTCCATTTATCATAAGAACCTGGTCCATAATAAGAAATCGGTAGTATCATTGTGTAGTCATATAAAGTTTTTAAGTCATAGTCATTAATTAAATCGCTTGTAACTTCAATAAAGTTTGTCACCATCATATCTAATTCTTCTTTGTTTTTGATACTGGATATTGTACTAATATCATCCAACATAGCAGTACGATGTTGAATTTCCATCAATCCAGAATCAACGCTTTGCTGACGACTTATTGTACGGGAGTTTTTGTCTGTAAAATCTTTATATGTGCTTACAAAATCGTTTTTCATAAATAATACTATATTGGATTTTGACCTAACTGATAGTTTATGAATTTCCTCTTCCATATTTATTTTTGAAATAGGAATATCACGGTTAATAATTTCATTATCTGCAGGGTCAATTGTAATTTGACATACACGTGTTAATTTATACCTATCGTGTCCTGGTTTACGTGAACCATATAATTGCCAGTTTGTAGTACCTTTGCTAATACCTTCATCAAATATATCATCCCATGAATTAATCAATGGCAAACTATCCCATGCCTCTGCAATATCTTTCATAACTCTCTTTCGTAATATCTGTTGAACTGCATGATCCGCCTGAATACCAATTAATATATGAATACCATCCTTAGTATAGTTCTTATCCTTTACACGATTTACTGTAGCTTTTTCCATTATATACACATTGAATGCAGTGGTTTCGTCCATTTGATATATTTCCTTAAGTACTTCTAAATATATATCAATAAGGTCATCTATATGTTCTTTTGTATATTGTCGCTCATCCGTATCATATGTGTGACGAAGGTCTAAGTCAATTAATATTGGTCCATCACCTTCACGCTGTTTTTCAGTCAAATACTCTTTTCCATTTTTTTTTAACACATCACGATAATATATTTGCAAGAACGTCGGGTATTCTGCATCTGTAATGGTATATGAACCACCAAATATACTAGAATTTTTATCACCTATTCTGGTATTTGTTATTGTTGCATTTGGATCTCCTTTCTTTTTGGCCGAATGTTTTGCTAAGAAATCAGAAAGGTCACGGTAATCCGCAATAGATGGTATTATTTTTGACATTTTTGAACTATTTGATATAACCAGGTCATCTGCCATTTGTTGAGATATAGTAATGCTATATTTTTAAATCATGTTATTAAATCAATTTTTTATTTATAGAATATCTTGAATAATTAGCTATTAATAACCTTATAATAACTGTAAAATACATTAATATATGAATTCATATTTAGGTATCATTTCATATAAAAAATTGATTAAATATAATAGAAACAATTTAAGAATATAATCTACTTATATTATAAGTTTACCATGAAGTTTTGCGAACAGTGTGATAATATGTATTATATTAGCGTGAATGAAGATGACCACAACAAACTGGAACATTATTGTCGTAATTGTAAACATATTGATTCATCAATTTCTCAAGATGGTGGATGTATTTTAGATGTACAAACAAAAAACGAAGAACAACAAATATCACGCATTGTTAATAAATATACAAAAACAGACCCTACTTTACCCCGTACTTATACAATGAAGTGTCCAAATAGTAAATGTAAATCTAATGTGGATGAACCGAATACAAATCCGGAAGTTGTTTATATTCGTTATAATGATGCAAATCTAAAATATTTATACATTTGTACGACGTGTGATTCTAATTGGAAAACCGACCAACTTGTTTAATTTACTATTGTTTATTACGATACCTTTTTTTATTAGCCAGTTTGGATTTAATTATAAAAAATTGATTTAATCATTTAGAAATATAACATAATATATTATATTATACTTCTTCATTAATATGGAAACCAATACTGAATCTATTGAACCTACCAGGGTAGTTGATTACGATAGTGATGATGATGAAACCCGACCACCGCCACCTCCGCCCGAAAATGAAAGTGATAGCGACGATGATGCCAGCGATAGTGATGATGATGAAACCCGACCACCGCCTCCAGCTGAAAGTGACGATGATGATGATATTGACGATGATGATGATATTGACGATGATGACAGAGACGATGACGATATGGTACCCGGGGCGTCTTTATCAAATCGGTATGATAATGAAAACGCACCAAATGTAACTGATCAATTAATTCAACCCGATGATTTTGATAGCGATGCTGAACAAGATGACGATGAAAATTATTTACAAAAGTTTGATGAATCTTTATCACACCAGATTATTGCTGATTATCACCCTGAAATGAAGTCACACAATAATGATGAAATTCTCAAACTGGCAAAGGTTACTCGTAATGCAGATGGAGTAATTATAGACCCTTTGCATGTTTCTCTACCATTTATTACCCGCTATGAAAAAGCCAAAATTATTGGTGAACGTTCAACACAATTGGCTGGAGGAGCAAGTCCATTTGTTCAAATAGAAGATACTGTTATTGATGAATATTTGATTGCAACCAAAGAATTTAACGAGAAAAAAATTCCATTTATTATTAAGCGGCCAATGCCAAATGGTGGGTGTGAGTATTGGCGATTTGAAGACCTTGAAATTCTTATTTAATCATACAAAAAGTTATTATTACATACAATGGTAAATAAATCTTTTTTATTTTATGATTTCCAATTTTTACCACAATCTAAACATGTTACAAATATAGTTGCTGGTTCATCTGCACTTCTCGTTTGCAACTCATAATATGTACATTTTTTTGATTTACATTTACGACATGTAAACATATCAGTAGATGCTGCAATTTTTGTATCGTATTTATGGGCATCACGTTTTGTTTTTTGTTCAATTAACTCTTTCCAATGTTCTTTATTCATTTCTTGATGTGTCATAAATGCCAATACTTGTGGTGTTATTTCGCCACTTTTAATTTGTTCTAACAATTCATTATTTTGTAAATTTATATATATACTACGCAACCTGTCCAAATACAACATTACAAATGATTGATTATCCCATTTTTTTATGATCTTTTTTGCAGTACCTTCTTTTAATGCATAATTGAATATACCCTTTTCAAGATTAATACTCATAGTTTCATCACCAATTATATTTTCTAATTTTTTACTGATATTTACGCGAAAGTCTGTTGGATTTACTATAATATGCATTCTATATGTAATTTGTAAGCTAAATATGCCTTTATATAATTCATATAAATATTTATTTATATGAAATCAATTTTTTTATAAATATTCTTCTTCACTTAATTCTCCTGAGCATTCCAAATATATTGATTGTTTTTTACTTTCTACAAAATTATTTACTAATGCTGGTTTTGACTTTTTTGTAATCTTTATTCGTTTAATTTTCTTTTGCTTTGGTTTTACAATTTCTTCTTCGTCATCTTCCTCATTATCATCAAATTCTTCTTCATCATCATCATCATCATCATCATCATCATAATCATCATCATCTTCCTCATCATCATCTACAATAAAATCATCTTTTACATAACCTGATTTTGTACGAGGTAATTCATCATCTTCTTCCTCTTCTTCCTCTTCATCACCATCGTCGTCACCAATATCATCAAATCCACCATATAAATGGTCATACACCTCAAGCCATTCTTTTTTTGTCATATTTATTGGGACATCATCTTCATCTTTATTTATTAAAATACAATTTCCAAAAAATAATGTGTTATCTACTGGTGGAGGGAACTCATACTTATTTTCACTATTTGCACGACCATCTATTTTACCAAATAAACTAAGATGATAAGATTTACCTTTTATTCCATCTACATTCCAAATTGTACGATTATTAAAACCAGTGGAAGATTTTAGACCAGCCTTCTTAAATAACTCAAGTTCATTGAATTTTTTTATTGCTAATTCTTTAATTGTACCATTTTTCTCAAAAACTAATACAGTTACAGTCATGTTGTTATATTGGATATAATAAGTTGTTTATATTACTTTTGTTATTTATTTGTGTTTCACGTTAAAATCTACATATAGGATTCTTTCCAACATATATATATCTTTATGCTTAACTCAATATTACATATTTTATTTAATATAATTATATCATTATTTATCATTTACTGTTTTCATAGTACATGGGAATATTTTAAGGATACTTATACACATAAAAAAACAAAAGATTTAGTAAATACGCAAATCTCCAAGTATCAACAAATGATGGCAGAAATGCAAGAAAATGCACAACCAGAAAATCCATCTATTAGTACAACCGAAATACAAACAATGGATGATGATTTAACCAAATATATGGAAGAACAAATGTGTACATAATATAACAAGAGTATATGTCAAAAGAATTTAATTTTACAGATAATAAGGATTGGTTATTACCATTTTTTAAAGGTTTTAACGAACAAACCGCTATACCTGATATTGAAGATTTCGCTATTAAAAATGTAAAAAAAATATTTAAGAAAAATATGAGAGATTCAGTGTTTTCAATATTTTCAAATTCAACAATTAAAGAACCCTGGAAAGAATGTGCAAAATCGTATACATTACATGAAATATCTAATGATTGTAGAGAAAGTCCTGGATTTAACAACAAATTTGTTCCAAAAAAATTCAATTATAATACCAGTAAAGAAACAGACAGTGATGAATATAAACGGTCTGAACAAAGTTATGATTATTTAAGATATAGTGACGATATACAGATGGTAATCGGTACACCAGGTAGTGATTATACAAGACGCGATGATGTTTTACACAAATATAGATTAATAGAATATTTACAAAAACAAAATATAGAACACTATAAATCATATACTTGGGTTGACTGTATATTGGATGCATATAATGAAGAAATAAAAATAGATACTATTGTAAAACACATTTCAAAGATTCCAGATTTTAAGGATTTTTATTTTTTATCATTACATTTTCATGGTGATCTGGAATCAAGAGATTATGATTCAACCTTTATATTTAGATTAGAAGAAGAAAGAAAAAAACAAAAACCCCGATATAAAGAGCCCTCCTCACAAAATAAAGAGACTTCAAATAATAATCAACAATCGCCAAAAAATAGTTTTTTTAACAAAGGAGGTAAACTTACGGGTGATAAAAGTAAAAAAAAAACTAGAAAGTCTAAAAAAAGAAAATCAAAAACGTCTAATAAAACTTCAAAAAAAAGAACAATTAAGCGTAAACGCGGATAGGTATGTTAATTAATAATTGCAAATCATTTAAACATATCTCTTCTATAAATATATACTTGGTCCATCATAATATAAGATTATAATGGAACTTACTATGAATCAAATGTACCACTTAGTGGAAAGATTTCCCAAATTTGATAATGCATATGAAACAGTCTCTCAAAAGGGATATTCTCCCGATTATAATGTAGCATTAGCGATTCCAACTGGTAAAAAGAACTTCGCTTGGTTTACATTTTACAAAGATTGTGATGTATGTTATTTATTTGACTTGAATAAAGAAAAGAAAATAGTAAAATCAACCCGAATTATGAAAGAAGATAACAATACCTTAGGAAAAGGTACTATATTATATGGAACATCCATAGTAGATGAAGAAACAAACGTACCTTATTTCGTTATTGAAGATATTTATTTTTACAAAGGTGCTCCTTTGTCAGGATTAACATTTTATGACAAATTATTTTTTATCAAATCATTCTTAGAAACAATTAAAGAAAGTAATACAAGTGTAATATTTAAATTACCAGTATTGTGGTCAAATAGTGTAAATACCCCAATTTCTTCAGTAATACCGCCACAATTGGTCAATGAAATTGCATATCAAACCCATCACATTCAATATCGTACTATGAACAATATTATGCCACATATTAATGTATTGTTAAATATGAAAATAAATATAACAGTTGAATCACCAACAATACAAAAACGGTCAACCCATATTCATATCCCATCATATACAATGGATTTGTTTAAACCACAATACCGACAAAAAACAGTGTTTAAAGTTTCCGCAGATATTCAATATGACATTTATCATTTACATGCATATGGTAAACAAAATACGCTTGTATATTATGGAATTGCTTATATACCAGATTATAAAACCAGTGTCTTTATGAATGGACAATTTCGTACTATTCGTGAAAACAAAAATTTGGATTATATTGAAGAAAGTGATGATGAGGATGATTTTCAAAACATTGAAGAAGACCGTTATGTTGACCTGAAAAAATCGTTGTCTATGGAATGTATATTTCATACGAAATTTAAAAGATGGGTACCATTGAAAAATGCACATAATGGATCAAAAATTATTCATATATCAAGAATTGTAAAAGATTATTATCAATAACAAATTAAATATATCATTTATTATTATAGTAGTAACAATAAATGAAAAACGAAGGTATTATTCCTGGTTATCATGGCATAATGGACTTAGATGTAAGCAATATGGATCCAAGATATATAAAACAAGCTATTGAACAGCATGAAAATGATATAAAAATATATAATGCAGAACAAGCTAAATTAAAACCTGAACATAGATATGAAAATACTATATTGCGTATTAATAAACAACGTGAATATGTCCAGATGAAAGAAAAAGAATACTTAGACACTATTGAAAAAGAATCATTAGAACGTAATAAGCAATATAATATTTGGAAAAAAAAATTCAAACCGATTTACCCTTAATAAAATTATCTATTTGAGATAAATACAAATTTCTATCAGGCATGGGTGACTTAGCAACATCTTCAATGTTTTGTTCTCGTTTTCGTCTTTTTTTTGACACTTTTTTTATAATAATTTTAATTTTGGAATCAGTACTATCAAAGCTATATGAACGGCTATCAACACTATCGGACCTGTTTTTGGCTTCCATTGATGTTGGGTATTATATGAACATATTATATTTTTATATAAAATAAAAAATATAATATTAGTTTACTCCTCTGGCGGTATAGATATATTTTTATATTTTGATTTTACATGTGAATATTTATTAGTAGCTATAGGTGTTTTATATTCAATTATATGTGTTGTTTTGTAACATGGGTTTTTACATAACATCTTATCTACCATATATGGTGCATTAATTACAGAAGTAGGTAAGAATGTTTTCATTATTAAATATATATATATGATATATAGTTTTTATTTTATACTATTTCCAGTATAATTTGTCATATGTATATTACATAATTCGTTTAAAATACCATTATTTATTTCAATGTTTTCAAAGAAGAATGAATGAAAATCTTCAATTGTAATCATTTTATCATTATTACGTGTAAAATCTTTTAATTTATCATATGCATCATTCATATTATATTTTCGCAAAATTGTTTGATACGCTTCGGCAAGAACAACCTGATTTCTATATAAATCATGTGTTATTTCTAATTTATTTGGAGTAATCTTATTTAATCCATTAGTTATATTTTGTAACGCAATCACACTATATCCAAATGCCATACCTACATTTCTTAACACAGTACTATCTGTTAAATCCCGTTGAAGACGAGATATGGGCAATTTTCGTGACATAAATTCAAATAATGCATTAGAAAGTCCCAAATTGCCTTCTGCATTTTCAAAATCAATAGGATTCACTTTATGTGGCATAGTAGAAGACCCGACTTCTTCCTTATTAATAGATAGTTGTAGATAATTTTTGAATATATATAACCATATATCTTGACATAAATCTATTAAAATTGTATTGATACGTTTTATTGTATCAAAAATAATAGTTAAATTTTCATAATTATCTATTTGTGTTGTATATTTACTTCTTTCACAATCAAATTGACTTATAAATTCTGTAGCAAAAGAGTCCCAATCATGTTTTGGGTAAGCCACGTAATGTGCATTTAAATTTCCTACTGCTCCACCAAATTTACACTTATATTTTATGCTATGTAATTGTTTTTGAACTTCTTCTAATCTATAATGAAATACTTTCATTTCCTTTCCAAATGTTGTTGGTACTGCAGCTTGACCATGTGTATGACCTAACATAATTACCTTATTATATGAAGTATACATTGTGTCTAATTTATTCATTATATTGTCTAATAAGCCTGTATATTTATCATTTATGAAATTCTTGATTAATACTGGATATAATATATTATTGATATCTTGTGAGGTTAATCCAAAATGAATAAAACTTACCCAATCTTTTAATTTTGATTCTAATAAAATATTTTTTATATAGATTTCTACTGATTTAACATCATGTTTTATTACATTTTCTATTTCCTTTATTTTGTTACATTCATTTATATCAAAATTAATTATTATTTCAAATAATATTTGATAATCTATTTCTGTTATAACTTTATCTTGAGGTAAATATTTCATTAATTCATATAAATACTGAATTTCTATAATTACTCTTTGTTTCTGTATTGCATATTCGGAAAAATAATCCTGACAACATGTTGTATATTTGTTGTATCTGCCATCACAAGGTGAAATAATAAGTAATGGATCCATGTTAATAATATATATATCATATTTTATATATTATTTTTATACCAAACTATTATTTACTTGTTGATTAACTTGCATAAATGTAGTACATTTTGACATGTGTTTTATACATGATGCATTAATATATGTGCATGTACTTCGTAAACCACCCAAATAATCAGCAACTGTATTATATAAAGACCCTTTGTAAGGTATTTTTAATACACGTCCTTCAGAAGAACGATACTTTGCCATAGAACCATAATGTTTCTTTTGTGCTGTTTCTGAACTCATACCATAAAATAACTTTAACTTTTTACCATTTTCTTCAATTATATCACCTGGGTTCTCATCATGTCCAGCAAATTGACCACCAACCATGACAAAATCTGCACCACCTCCAAATGCTTTCGCCATATCACCAGGACAAGTTATACCGCCATCTGATATTATATGTCCACCGACCCCATGTGCCGCATCAGAACATTCTAATACTGCAGATAATTGTGGCATTCCTACTCCAGTTTTTAAACGAGTAGTACATGCACTGCCTGGTCCAATACCAATTTTTACAACATCAACCTTACCATCTAAGATTAATTCTTCTACTATTTCACGAGTAACTACATTTCCTGCTATTATAATTTTATTTGGGAATTGTTCTCTAACCCTTTTACAAAAACTGACCATACCTTCCAAATATCCATTAGCAATATCTATACATATCCAATTACAATCTATTACCTTCATTATGTTTACTAATTTATCATAATCATCATTAGAAATACCACTTGATACAGCAAATAAATTAGGGTTTAACATATCTTTTTGGGCAGCATAATCGTCTATTGTGTAGAATTTATGTAATATGGTTAACATATTTTGTTGTGCTAATACTTTATATACCTCAAACGTACCAGTTGTATCCATATTTGCTGACATAATAGGAACACCTTTCCATTCAATATTACTATGTTTAAACTTAATTTTTCGTTCTAATTCTACATCTGACCGACTTTTTAATGTTGACCTTTTTGGACGTATTAAGACATTATTAAAATCTAATTTTACACCAAATTCTATTTTTGTCATAGTATAATATTATTAATAACATCGGTTTAAACTATTTAAAATTAGTTTTATATAAAATGTATAAGTGGAATGGCCTTACAACAAGTAGATATATGTTGCGGATTAGCTTGGGGAGATGAAGCGAAAGGCAAAATTGTATCTCAATTAGCAAGTAGCGGAAAATATGATATGATATGTAGATGGGCAGGAGGAAATAATGCTGGCCATACTATTTATATTGATGGAAAAAAATATAAAACTCATTTAATACCAGGTGGTGTTTTTTATAATATACCATCTATTATTGGACCGGATTGTGTTGTGAATCAAACCGGTTTTATAGAAGAAATAAATTATTTAAAAGAAGCAGGATTTAATACAGATTGTATTAAAATTTCGCCCAAAGCTCATGTTGTCACTGATACCCATATTGAAGAAGATATTAAATTATATAGAAAACAAGGTTCTACTGCAAAAGGTATTGCACCTTGTTATCGTGATAAATATGCAAGATTTGGTACACAAGTTAAGGATGTTGAATTTTTTAAACCTTTTTTATGGGATGAAAAATTATACGGAACAATTCTATGTGAAGGTGCACAAGGAGTATGGTTAGATATTACACAAGGTAATTATCCATATACAACATCATCTACTACATTACCCTATGGTGCATGTAGTCTTGGTTTCCCACCTCAACTTATTAAAACTATTTATGGTGCAATTAAAATATATGATACACGAGCTGGTAATGATACAGATTTTCCAAAAGAATTACACGATGACCCTGAATTGAATATGATAGGCGAAGCAGGTAGAGAAATTGGTACTACGACAGGACGAACACGAACTGTTAATTGGTTGAATATGGATAAATTAATTAAATCTATTAATATGACTGGTTCTAATTACATTATTATTTCAAAAGTTGATATTTTAAAACAAGTCAATATATTTAAATTAATACTCGATAATGTAATTGTTAAATTTGGTTCATTTACCGAAATGTCACTATATATTACATCATGTCTACATACACATTGTAAATTTGTAAAAAATGTAATTTATTCGGATAGTCCAGAACATGTTAATATCGTTTAATCTGGAACACGCTTGCAATATTTTTGTAATACACATGTGCTAATTTCACTTAAATCTTCATGTATTTTATCAAAACCTGTTTCATTATAACTATTTATTAAAGTAGATGCAGTATGGACATCTATATATATTTGATGTATATCTTGATACATAAGTATAATATATACAATAACTGTGCTTGAACATAAAAAAATCATAGCCATTGCTACTTTTGATGTAATTGGTTCTGGCTGTTTTATTGGTTCTATTAATTTTTCATCCATTTTATACTATAAACGTTCTATATTTATATCGTTCTAAAAATCTTCTATATTTATTAAACATTTACGAACTATAGGTATTTCTTCTTCATCTTCATCCCCATCTACTCTTTCCTTTGGTTCATATATGCGTTTCCATGTTGTATCTGTTTCCCAGTCTAACACCATATTTGTGTATTTTTTTGAATCAGTCATTCTAATACGATAATTACACTTTTTGTAAAAACGTCTTCTTTGTAACCATTGTTTTTGAAAATTTTCATGCATATCTACAATATCAACTATAATAGGATGTTTATGTTTTACCCTTAAAATACGTCCTACAGATTGAACTATATCTGTTTTGGGTGATACCATTACTAATGTTGCTAATGTTTTAATATCAAGTGCTTCCGCAGCCATTGCATAAGTTGCTAATACTATTTTTTTTGTTTCTGTTTCTTGTAATTTAACCTGTTTCATTCCGCCAATATAATAACCAACACTCGCGATTTCACGATAATTAATCGCTTCATATAAGTAGGTTAACAAAGATTTATTTTGACATAAAATCATTATTTGATTTTCTGGGTGTTCTTCTAATAAATCTCTTAATACGTTTACAATAAAATCACTTCTGGGTCCAAATGCACACAGTTTTACAATCATACTACTAAATTTTGTATTGCCTCTATAGTCCAATTCAACATTATTAAAATCTGGATCATCACTTTTATATTCAATCGCTCTAACACATACTGGATCGTCTTCTTCGCGTTTTTCTTCATATATTTTACCACCAATAAACATATACAATACCTTTGTTAGTTTATCTTTACGTTCTACTGTTGCCGAAATACCCAGCATATAGGGTGTAATCGTTTTAAATAACGTTCGTGAAAACTGTTCACTACCTATACGATGGACCTCATCTATAATGGTTAGTCCAAATGATGAAAATGCATTTGATGGGTATTCTTTATCGTATAATGATTGTATCATACCAATCACTACATCTTTTTCTTCAATATCAAACACTGGTCCTTGAATTTTACCTATACGAGCTGTTGGCAAGAAATCATTCATTCTTTCTATCCATTGATTCATTAGAAATTCTTTATGAACTAATATCAATGTCTTCTTTTTTAATTTTGAGATGATATTCAGTGCCATAATCGTATTATGGGTAACCGTGAAATCACCTAATACAAAACGACGATTTCCATCTATTTCAAATCCATAATAGTCATCTACTTCTAATTTTTCTAATTTTATTCGGCTGCTTAATGCGTCCTTTATTTGTTTTCTTGGATTTACTTTTTTTCTGGGACATTTTACTGGAATTTCATCTAATCCTTTACCGTGAATACATGTTCTGTAATATGTACCTTCTTTTTTTTCACCTTTATATATACAATGTTTTTTACATTCTTTTTTATACGCGGCAAATCCTAATGACCTTGCTATAAATATGATATCATCTAATAACCGTTCATTTTTTTGAATAATATCATAACAATTATCATGAACAGACCCATCTGAATCTATAATACCTGCTAACAATTCTAATTGTGTAGTTCTATCGTTACACTTATAATCATGAGGAATATGTTTATTTTGTATTAAATTGAGTTTTTTTAGTTGGTGTAATAAAATATTGGGGGTTCTCTTATTGTCTATTAATTTACCAGCGAACGAATAATGCAGAGAATGCCGCGTAGTATCACTATCATTACCCTGTCTAAATTTGCAATTTAATTGTTCAGCATAATTTTGAAAATATTCAACTACTTCATTTTCTTCTGTTGTAATCGTCGCACAATTTGAATCTCCATCACCTAACCAATATCCAAGTATATATGGGTCAATATCAACTTCTTTTGTAGGAAATATAATAGGAACCCGATAACCAACAAGAACTCCTCCTTTTCCGTGATATGATTTTGGTAAATTTAAATAATCCAATACAGAAATATCACGAATAGTTCCCTTTGGTGTATTTTTATTTACAGTAGAACTATACTTTAATGATAAAATGTGACTTTCATTCACTGTATATGAATCGCCTTTATTTGGTATGACTTTGTACATTTGCTCCCTTCCTCGTGCGAGAGTTAGAATATTTCTTGGGGTTGAATCATCCCCCATAATTACATCGCCTACTTTTATGTCTTGAACCATTTTTATTGTGCCATCATACATCATAATAGGTGTGTTTTCTGCGATACATTTACCTCTACCACAAGGTACTTCAAGAATACCTCCCCCGCCTGGTTGTGCATTATCTTTGGATAAAGGTTTAGATACATAATTACAATAAATATCTACTATTTTAACTTGATAATCACGCAATGAAAGTTCAAATGGAACATCTATATCATCTCCCTCTTCAATATCACATCTGTCTGGAACACCATATCGTTGAATTCCATAAAATCTTGGTAAATACATTTTATTATTATTCTCCCTATATACGGGAAATGCTGCAGATAGGTCATTCGGGTTACCAAACTGTGCACCAGGAACAAATGGTTTTACAAATAAATCTTTTTTCAAAAATTCTTCTTCTCCTTTAGGCAGTTCAGCCTTGGGGATTGTATAGCCCTTTTTCCCGATATAGGATTTTAAACGAATATTCTCTCGTTCAATTGTTGTAAGAATAACAGGATTGGTTCGTGATTCCTTTGAATATCCCGAAGTTTTCTTCATACTATCGTTAAATGTAGATGTATATAGTAATTTAGGACTTTTTAATTCAATTTTCCAAAGCACAAAATATAATACTATTGTATATAAAATGAAAGCACCCAGTTTCCTAAAAAACATGACACAATTAGAAATGGGCTTAGCCTTTTTGCTTGTAGTGTATATTGCTATGCCTATTGAAGCACCCAGTATGTTATGTGGTATGATTGACGGACCAATCGGTATGGTTGGTATTTTTGCTATAACAGTATACCTCTTCTTTTATGCAAATCCTTTACTTGCTGTTTTATACCTTTTTGCTGGTTATGAGTTACTACGCAGATGTAGCAATGTTACCGGTAAGGCTGTTATTATGAAACACACACCTACCCAAGCAAAGAAAGACAGTAAAATGGAGAAAATGAACCCACCTAAGAAGGAAACATTGGAAGAGCAAATGGTTGATATGATGGCTCCTGTTGGCAAAAGCGAACCTGCTCGTTTTATCAGCAGCGGATTCAGTCCTGTTGCTAACGATGTTGGAAGTGCTTCCATGTATCAATAAACGATTAATTATGTAATATCATTATTTGAAATTATATAATTTATATTAGTGTTTCCTTACTCGGTTTTTGAATTATTTATCACAAGCATTATAATTGGACTAATTACTGTCACACTTAATATAAGTGGTGTTATCCATATTGTACCATTAAAATATTTCACATCGGCTTTCTTATCTTCATCTGCATTCTGGTATTCAAGTGCATAATTAATTGATAATATAATAAAAAATGATACGAGAGCAAATAATAAATATGGCCAGAGCTTAGGCATTTGACTATTTTCTACGTTTTCTCCAAGAGCATATAACATCATCAAAAGTATAGAGAACCCACCTAACATACTAACATCTTTACCTTCTGGTTGGAATTTAGCATTTGATGCATAACTAGCAATTCTATCATCAGTTGTCATAAATTCTGGTAGAGTTTTGTTAAATTGTATAAGTGCATAACTGGCTATTGAAATTGAACTTAGAAACATTATATAATAAATACTGACTGAAGTAAAAAAAGAAACAACCAAATTAACAAGAACTATTATTATAGTTGCCATATCTGCATGAAATATATTCATATGCGCATCTGCATCTATATTAAACCTGTCAATAACAATAGACTTATACAACTTTGGTACCATAAAAAATGCTAATAAGACTATCAAAATAAACATGAAAAAATGTGTAATCATTTTAAATCCATCGATTTGCTCTTTATGCTTACTATACTCACTATCAACCGGTATATTTCTTAATGCTTGAACAGTATCGTCACTTTCACCCGTTGGTGAACAGTCTATCCAAATATCATTTGTCTCTTCGGCGTCATCTTCTTGATCAATACCTTCCATCAAACGAAATCCATCTTGATTAGAGGGTGTACCATTTAATAGGATAGTCTCACTTCCATAGAATAAAGTCTTATTGCTATTCGCATTTGTAGGATAAATACTAAAAAGATTAGTTTTGATCGATAAATTGGTTTTAAAAAATCTGGCAGTATCTTTATTCATTTCAATCGGTTTGGTAAAGACAAAAATATGATTCGTTTTATCAACATAATGAATTGAATGTGTCTGGCTGGGGATAACTGAAGATAAATCAAACGATTGTTCTGGTAGAAGTTCATTATTTATCATACGTACTAATTTATCAAGTGAATTATCTGTCGTATCTCCCTTGGGGTTTTCTTCAGTAATATTACTGTCAATTTCTTTAACTAAAAAACAAGTATATACCTTTTGCAATTGTTTGTTAGTATTAGTATGTTCAACGACAATTTCACCAACAATATTAGATTTATCAGTTGACGATATTCCCGAAATATTGCGGTGCAATAATCCAAATAAATATATAGATTTTGCAGTATATGATGAAGGAGATAACCCACCGTAAATAAAATTTGGTTCTTTATTTCTAACTTTGATTTGATAAAACGTATTCTTTTCTTGTATTCGCTTACCATCAACGTTGGGTAAATCTTTTTTTTTTATGGAATTTTTACTGTGATCATTGGTAAGAGCAGTAATATCGCGATGATTAATAGAAACTCCACTATATATGTATTTTATCTTTTCTTCTGTAGAAATATTATTTTCATTTATGTTAAAAAATGACATACCAAAGTAAACTATATAATAAACATATAGTTTAATTTTGTTCATATATAATATTCTCTAAATATTGATATATTAATTCATATTTGTCTGCATTTACATTTATACTGGTATATATTGAAATTGATTATTTTCATAAATAGTGGCATTAAAGGTATCTTTATAACCCTCAACGTATACAACATCCCCGTTATAAATATCATCACAACCATATTCACCAGTGCAACTGCGTCCATTTACACTAATAGGTAATTTTGTATTTAAATTTCCAGTACCAGATATAGTATAATATTGCCATTTATCACGACCAGACATGTGTTTACGTCCCATTAATGGTAAAATCATTTCATCACCAGAATAATTTGAACGTGTTAAAATACCCACTTGTTGATAATCATTATCTACACCACGTGTTTGTATATTTACAGGTATACCTCTTACATCTCCTGAATTACGTGGATATATAACTGGATTTTTTCCAGGAGGAGAATACGGGTCATTAAAAACATCTTGTCTACTTGCAATAGGAACCAATTGTGGTATATTAGAACTGGTATTTACTAAAACTACTTTATCACCAGTAATATGCGTTTTTTGATGAATACGATATTGGCTATACCAAACATATATAAAAAGCAATATAACAAGAATTAATACAAATAATGTCATATTTTCAATACATATAAGTCCAGGAACACACTTTTTACCCATTTATATTCTATTATGATAAAAAAAAACTAATATACGTTTGATGGGTCTCTTACATGTAGTTTAAATATTTCTTCAAATTGATGGCGTCCTCTACGCATTATTCCTCTACTTCTACCAAACAGATTGGGTATTTTTTCATTAAATGTAGTATTTACATCACTTGCTGTCTTTTTAATTGCTGACGTTTTTAAACGTTTACATAAATAACATTTGTCTCTTACTGATTTTGGCCAACCGATGTCATGAATTGATAACCCTAGATAAGTTGACGTTATACTATCCAGTTTATTTACTGCCGTTTTTATTTGTTCCTCTCCATAAGAGATATCTATGTTAAAAAGAGCCAAAATAATCCAGTAAACCAACTGAACTATACCATATACGATTGCTTTCACACAATAAATGATAATATCAACAATATAGTAAAATACACAACTGAAAAAATTTGAAGCAAATTTAAAGCCACATTTTGATTGTGTAGTAATATACTCACCTATATATTTACCAAGTAGAGCTATACTATCAGTACCCATAACAAAACTTTTTCCAATTGCATCAAACTCGGCATTTATTCCATTAAATATATTTTCAAATCCAGCATTTATATTTTTAATTCGTTTTGGTACAGAAGCCAAAAAACAAATAATACGTTTAAATGTTTCAATCATATATTTGACACCATTTATAACATCTTGAATAAAACCCATGATTTCTTAATAATCTATACTAATATACGTATACATTATTATTCTTATTTTTATGATATAATTAATGTACCTTATGTGGTTCTCGCGGTACAAGTACAGATACTTCATTAAATTGATTTTTAGCTCGTCTAAATTCTTTTGCACCACCATCTTTCATAATCTTTGGTATTTCTTTAGAGAATGTATCTTGCCATTTTTGTCCTGCATTTTCAAGTGCAGAATCTTTCAACCGTCTACATGAATAACAATCATCATAAATACCTTCAGTTATATACTTCAAATTAAATATTATATCAAAACCAAAAAAACTACTTATATATGTCATTCCTTCCGCCAGGGGTGTAAATAATACTTCGTTAGCATCTACACCAAATAAATAACCAACAAAAATGACAGGCAATGATATAATTGCATACACAATTTCACAAAATATTCGTATAAGATAGAATATAGCACATTTGTAAAAGTTCTTAATAAATTTCATTACACATTCTATACGGGTTTCTGCATATTCACCAGTATATTCAACTAATGTACCGGTTCTTTCAAACCCTATACTAAATGATTTACCAAGTGCTGCTACTTTTTTAGCTACACCATCAAATATATTTTCAACCCCTGATGTAATGTTTCGTGCACGCAGTGGTATTGATTCCAAAAAACATACTATCCTTCTGAAGTTCTCAATCATTTGCAGGATTCCACTAAACGCCTTCCTAAACATGCTTTCAATTGCATTTTTTATAGCGTCTGCTATCATTTGGGGAATACGTGATATCATACGGAATGCCCTTTTTAATTTTGTAAAAATACTCACCATGTTATATTATTTATATTTTTGTATACAATATTTACATACAAAAATATAGTTATTATGCACTAATCAAAATATATTTATTATGCAGTCTTCTCTAATTTTTTACCGTAATGTTCAAATTTTTCAATAAAAGTTTCTGCTTTTGTCAATAATGGGTCTATATCTTTCATGCCCGTTAATATAGAGTCTTGAATCTTTTGAAAATCTTTAAAATCTGTTTGTAAATCATCATACATTTTCTTTTTTTCTGCATCCTCAGCTATCTCCACTTCTCCCTTCTCACCTGCTTCCTCACCTGCTCCCTCGCCTGCTTCCTCGCCTGCTTCCTCACCTGCTTCCTCACCTGCTCCCTCGCCTGCTTCCTCACCTGCTTCCTCACCTGCTTCCTCACCTGCTCCCTCGCCTTCCTTTTTCATGTTTTCAGCACCTTCACTTATCAACTTAACAGAAGTATAATTCAATAAATAAGTTACACCAATAGCTACGGCTAATACAACAATCATGTTTTTGCTAAAAAAAGATACTAAAACACCAACAATTAACATGGTCATCACAGAGTTGAAATCTCTTGAATTAGCATACATTACGATATTGAATAGTGCTAAAATACATAAAGCATATAACACACCACGATTATACATTAATTTTTTCATAGGAACCTTCGCCATAACTTTTTTTAAACTTTTCATCATTCTACTGATAATATAATTTATATACCGAAATAAATTTATACTAAACCAATAATTCTATAGTTGAGTCCATATATTCTTCTTTAAACGGTTATAATAAACATCCATTGAATGTTCGCCTATACTCCAACATGTAAAAAACGTAAAATAATACCACGGATAATCATAATTATAAAATATAGCATATTTTTTATCAGTTAGTGTAATATTTATACCAACATGTGTAAAATTTATATTAGGTGCAGCAGTTACTATATCTCGTTTATTCGTAATGCGATAATGATTTAAATTGGATTGAGTATCAAACGCTCTTTTAAATGGAGTATTACCAACACGTGGACTTGCAAATGAAACCACTGTTATTTTATTAGGTATTTCTCTGGATAATTCGTACCCATATAAGGTAGATAAAGCACCACCAAGACTATGCCCTGTTACATATATATCATAATCTGGATTATGCCTTAATAAATCTTTTAATTCTATTGTTATTTGGTCATACATACAATCAGTATGTAATTGTGTATGAAATCCACCATGAACATATACATCATCATGTACGTGCGTTTTAAAGAATGCCAAATCATAATACCAATCATACTTACTTTCACTTCCACGGAAAACTACACAAATACGATTATTTGTCTCGCTTATTGTAATGCCTACTTGTAAATCTGTATTTGGATTACTAAAAAATTTATGAACCCTTCCATGAGGGGATGATTTGGCCAAATCATTAATTACATCCATACGACAATTATCTTGTTCATTATTTTCAACAACGTCTGCTACAAATTCTTCTATCGTGGTTTTACGGTCAACTTCATATGCTTTACCATACTCATATACTAATAAAGTAAGTTTTGCAAAATTCGTTATTTCAGCGTGAGTTGGTAATGTTCTATTCATTTATAATATTATAATACAAATATTTATACTTTTATAAATATTTATTTTTTAATCACTATTACAGGATTCATTATTATTATGATAACTGACTGGAACATCACCGCTATATATTTCTAATACTTCTTTAACTACTTCTTCACGTTGAATATCACTATTTCCAAATTCAACACTGGTTATACTTGATGACCGTTTACCTTTAAACTTATCTAAAAAATCGTCTAATCCATTCAGTTCATCATGGCGGTCTGGCTGATCTAAATCCCCAGTAATGATTAATCGGGTATTTTCACCTAAACGTGTTAATAACATCTTCATTTGTGATATTGTAGAGTTTTGCATTTCATCTGCAATAATCCAACAGTTTTTAAACGTACGCCCGCGCATAAACCCGAGTGGCGAAATCTCAATTGTTTTTTCCTCTATTAATGAAACCACATCTTTTGGAGATATAAATGTATATAGAATGTCATATATAGGACGAACCCAGGGTGCCATTTTTTCTTCTAATGTTCCAGGTAAATACCCTAAATCTTCATCAACTGTTACTGATGGTCGTGTAAAAATAATTTTTTCAACATTATTTGTTAGAAAATTCTTGACACCCATTTCTGTTGCAAATAGTGTTTTACCTGTTCCAGCTGGTCCAGTTGCTACTACAATTTTTTTTGTACGTTGATTTAATAAATTATAATAATCACGCTGTGGTCCATTTTTAGGTTTTGTAAATTTTTGTTCCAAACGATGTTTTTCTGCAGATGATACGTATTGTAGATTTTCATATAATTTTTTATTAGTAAAGGGTAACAAATCTGCTTCTTCGGGATTTTCATAACGATACTCTTTCATCATATCCTTTTCAAGCTGTTTTTTTGATTTACGACCACGTTTTTTGGGTTCACCCAGTGGGTGACAATCCAATTGGTTCATATATCTTAAATATAGTATGGACAGATACTATTATTTCATATTATTGTAAACTTATCGGTTGTAATAATTCAAAAATAATAAATATATTCGCCACATTTATCGTAATATAATAAAATATTATTTTTAATAAATTATTGGCTACAAATATGCAATTAAGTACAACAATACATTTTCTAAAACTATACTCATTATAAAGATAAATAGTTTTTTTAAAACAAGATAAAATCTATATAGTATAATATCTAGCAAGGTCTATGGCAGAAATTCCATCAACTGACAGTATCTTAATTCCTGACGATAATCGCTTTGTTATGTTTCCTATTCAACATGATGACATTTGGCAAATGTATAAAAGGCAAGTTGATTGTTTTTGGCGAGCTGAAGAAGTTGATTTATCCAAAGACATTAATGACTGGAGTAAGTTAAACACTGATGAACAACAGTTCATTAAAATGGTATTGGCGTTTTTTGCTGCGTCTGATGGATTAGTTCTTGAAAACTTAGCAAACCGATTTATGAATGACGTACAATTATCAGAGGCGCGTGCATTTTATGGATTTCAAATTGCTATGGAGAATATTCATTCAGAAATGTATAGTTTATTAATTGATACCTATATTCATGACAGTAGAGAAAAAACGAAATTATTTGAAGCTACCCAAAATTATCCATGTATTGCAAAAAAAGCAGATTGGGCAAAAAAATGGATAGGAGATGAAAGTAGTAATTTTGCATCACGTCTTGTAGCATTTGCTGCGATTGAAGGTATTTTCTTTTCTGCTTCATTTGCCTCTATATATTGGATTAAAAAACGTGGACTCATGCCAGGACTCACATTATCTAATGAATTTATCTCACGCGATGAGGCATTACATACTGAATTCGCGATATTATTATATTCAAAATTACAAACAAAACTAAATAAAACTCGTATATATGAAATTATTCAAGAAGCGGTTGCTATAGAAAAAGAATTTATTACCGAAGCTATTCCTTGTAGAATGATTGGTATGAACTCAAAATTAATGATTCAATATATAGAATATGTTGCTGATCGGTTGGTTTTACAATTAGGATATGATAAAATTTATCATTCACAAAACCCTTTTGATTTTATGGAATTAATTAGTATGGAATCAAAGGTAAATTTCTTTGAACGAACTAACTCTGAGTATGCACTTGCAAATAAAACAGTAGATGATGATGTTTTTGAATTCAAGGCAGATTTTTAAATTAAATAAAAAATTGATATAATTTATTATAATATTATAGTATTATAATAATATTATTAATATGCCGGCAGACCGTAATAAACATTGGACTACATGGATTAAATGGTTACCAATTGAATTACGTTTAACTATCTATGATTTTATAGATATTGAAACACGGATGCAAATGTTAACACCTCTAATCACAGAAACAATACGATATTTATATAGGTCAAAAGATACACTTAATCTTTTTCGTAAATATGAACAACTTATTTATATGCAGTTCTTTAAAAAAAATGATGATACAAGTGGATATTCTACAAGACCATATATTAAACAATTATTACCACCAACTACATTTTTAAAAAATAATGAAATCCAAATACACTCGCACCCAGTTATACAATTATTAAAACAAGATTTATATTTTTCCGCTTATATAAGACGTATTATTATGACTAATGACAATCCTATCTTCATTTATAAATATTATCATAATAATGTTGTTGAAAAAATACAAAGTTGTTTTAACCTTCTATCAACACTTGTATCATATAATAATGATTTTGACTATCAAATAAAACGAATACTAATTCGGTTTCTACATCATCTAACCAAAATTTCTAATAAGGTTAAAGAAGAAGAACAGGAACAAAGAATGTTAGTTTATGAACGTAAAATACGCCGTTATTACAAACGAAATATAATATCACGTATTCATATTCAATCTAATAAAATGCAAAAAAAAATAATGAAAACAAATAAGATTGCTGAGAAGAATAAAAAAATAGAAGCACGAGAAATGGTAAAAATGAAAAGGTTGTTTACTCAAAATGCAAAAAAGGCAGCAAAACATGCAAAAACGTTATTAAAAAGAAAAAATTGATAATGATCTAGTAATTATAAAAGTGTATTTATTATTTTATAACTATTTAGCATTATAGGAAATAAATATATCAATGAATGTATATATAAAATGAAAAGTTTTTTAAATAACATACCCAAATTATCACAAGATGAAACCCGTCGCAAGAATGCAGGAAGTAATGGTAAAACAATAAAGGACAATTTTACTGTTAAAAAATGTCCATTGATGGATAATTTTGAAAATATGGAATCAACAACATTCTGGAAACCATCATCCGGTTCTGCATTTACTCCTATGTCTAAAAAAACACCCGTTGCTATTGAAGCATTTAAGGAAACCCAGATTATAGATAAATTACCAAGCATTCAAGGAATAGATTTAAAAAAAAAGGAAGATAAAGAAAAGGAAGATAAAGAAAATTTTACAGGATTTACACCCGATAGAATTACCAGTATCTATATTGGTTCCCTCTCTTTAGTCGGCTTATTTATATTATTTCGCGCAATGAACAAAACAAAGTAAATTATATAATAAAATATTTATTATTACATAATTTTTTACTTATAATTGATAACGTTTGTATAACTGAAGGGCTGTTAATCCACCCATGATTTGTGCTAAACAATATGGCAAAACTTCATCTATAGGTAATTTACCAGCAGAAGCCATTGCAATTGTCACGGCAGGGTTAATGTGTCCACCCGAGATATTACTTGTTACTAATACAGCAAGGGCTAATGCAGCACCAATTGCTAAAGGATTTCCAGTTGCAAAGATAACATAAATAAAGAACGCAGCACCAAAAAATTCAACTAAATAACTGTACATTACACAATATATATGTATATTGTGAAAAAAATTGAAATTAACTACTCTTTTATCTTTATTACAATAAGTTCAATATGTTTGATTATTTACTTCTTATCGTTGGATTAAATATAATGTATGTATATTTGTTGTATACAAATCATATTATTCGTACCATGTTTAATGAACCCATGTATAGTATTTCTACAATAAATGAAAACTATACATTAACAAATAATACTTATAAATATCATCATAATATCAATGAAACTCGTATTAATCCGGTCACTTATATTTAATGATAACTCACTGGTGCATTATTACCATAAAAATTCTTTATATAATTATTACTTACTACGCCATTTACATTTGAATATTGAACTGGTGCATATTTACGGGTTAACTCGTTTGTAGAACGTGCATTTTGTTTAGGTAGAGCACCAGAACCACCTGCACGACAACGTCGTAATGCAGTATTCTGTACATTTATTTCATTATATGCAGTAAATGAATATAATCCAGCACCTTCATTTAATGTTCCTTTACCAACTGCTACATTACGACGATTTGCTACAATTTGGGAGGCATCACGATTTCCTAACCATTTTTTTTGTAGTTTTATATCATTTGTAATAGGGGTTGATGGAACTGTTTCCAAATAAGTTTTTCTTGACATATTAAATGTACTTTCATTATTACTTGTACTATCCTTTAGAGGCATTGGTTTAGCACCTGATAATGCACCATTATTTATATTTGTCTTACTATACATCATTTTAAACATATCACAATGATTCTATAACATAGTGATATAAATTATATTGTTTATCTTCCAGTGTAATTTTTATTCATAGCACGTAATTTACGAAAACGTACATAATCAGAGGAATCGGAAACGAATTTGGGGTTGCACGATGCACCGTCTACGCCGGAACCATCACACGCGCTTATTATAGAACCGATTGATGTTTTTGTTCCTGTTTTACCAGGGTTTATTTGGTTAGGTCCACCACATACATAATTTTTACGTATAAGGAAATCACCTAAATTGTTTGCTGCCCTAAATGGGGTAAGTATACGTTTCTTATTATTGATAGTACCTATTACGTTTTCTTGGTTCCATGATTTGCTTAATATTTTACGAGAGTTGGTTTGATCGCCATTTTTTTGAGGTATTAGAGTAGATGACATGTAATCTATTATATAGTATAGCACAATATTATTATAGCCATGAAATTATAATTACTAAATAAAATAAATAAAATAATACTCTTATAACATATATATTTCATTAGTATGCAGGAAGATACAACTCCAGATTCTAATAATAAATTATTAAACGAAGATAATAATAACTTAGATAACCGCGTTAACAATACAGATATGGATGAATTAACTCTCGCATTATTAATGAATAAAAATCATTATCGTAAATATGTTGCACAAACCAATCCAGAACAAGCAATTTTGGATAATCAAACTATTGATGATAAACGTAAATATCGTGAAAAAATATTACAAATTACTGCTAATATGATTGATTCACCTGATATGGAAATCTCTACAGACATCTACCAAATATTTAATACATATACTAAACATCTTATACGACATTTTAAAATGAAAGATGATGAAAGACATCATAATGACCAATATAATAATGAAGATGACACCTTATTTGGTAATATGAACGACGATACTGATACTTCATCTTATTCACAAAAGTCTACTAGTTCTCTGTGGAGTAAAGACCGGGTTGTTAAAAAAGGGAATCTACCTATTGCAAATTATGATATGCGTATGTTTTCAAACAACCGCTAATAAATTAATCACGGCATCCAATCTTGGAGATATCGTATTGAATTTCTCTTACTAAATCACTTGATGAAGTAATATAGTAATCTGGTAACAATGCGTGAATAAACGCTTGTATACTACCTATAGCAAACCGAAGACACAAAGACATTGAAAACCAAAAATGTTGCATGTAGGTCATACATACATTGTTAGGGTGCGTAAATGAAAACAAGTTGGATATAAACGGTAACATATGTTCTATATATTACCGCTAATATTTTTCTAACTACTATATAACTAACAATGGTATTATTTAGTGATACTATCAAAAAACACCCCTATAAAACAAACAAAACACCACAAAAAACACGAAAAACTATAAATACAAAAAAATCAAAGAATAAAACAAAATATACAGTAACCATTGCCATGATTATTCACGGTTGCATAATTACTACTGAGTTAAATCAAAATTATAATATAGATTTATATAATGCAACTGGTGATAATATTGATATATGTGAAAAAACTATTTGGGAATTTAACGATGAACACGAACGTCTACTAAAATATTTTCGTAAAAATAATCCAACGCCTGAAAAAAAATATTTTTTTGATAAAATGCCGTATGATAAATTTATAGGAAAAACTTCTAATGATTTATATGCAGGTGTTTGGTTAATATCTGTTCACGATAATAATAATCAATTAGTATTTCCAAGAGATAATGATTCACTTGAAACAAGATTTAATTTATTCAATTTAAATTTTTTAAACCGTTTATTTTTAGATTTTAATCGTGATAAAATCTCTTATACAGAGTTAAATTATGAAAAAATTTATAATACTGAATATAACGTTCAAGACTATAGTGAAATGAAAGATTTTTTTCTAAATGAACATAATCCACCACCTGAAAAAAATAATGAAGAATACAGAGATTTTTCTAATTGGAATGTCTCTGTAAATGATCCAGAAAATCCAACCCATATTGATAAAATTCGTTTAAGTTATTTTTTGGATAGGTTAAAATATATTTTTGGTGATAATGTGAATTTTCGTGCTTATGATTATACTTGTACAGTACCTTGTAACAATGCAGATGATATACAAATTAATTTACCTTTAAAATATTATGGCGGAAAGAAAACCAAAAAGAAAAACAAAAATAAAACCAAAAAGAAGAATAAAAGAAGACTATTTAATCTACGTAATATATAACTAACCATGTCAACAAAACGTAAAAAACAAAAGGTTACCAAAACCAGAAAATTAAAACCAATAAACTGTAATCCTATTACAAAAGGTAAAACAAGTGTTGGTATTAGTTGTTTAACTGATGATGTGTTATATAAATTAAAAGATTCTTTCAATACACAACATCGTAAAAAAACTATCAAATCTACAAGTCCTAAACAAATATGGAATGAATTAAAAAGCAATTTAAAAACATGCAACAGGGAAGATTGTTGGTTAGAATCCATTACAGATACTCAGGTAAAAAATAAACTTATTAAGGAATCTTTTGCACCTAAGCACCCTGAATCTTGGAAGAAAAACCCGGATAAATGGCTTTCCAATTTTGATATTGCAGCGGTTCTCAAACAGTATGAAAAATCTCATAAAAACTTTAGAATTATTGGACCAACACCTATTGATTTTGATACACGTCCACCCGAACATAATGGCACATGTGTTTGGGAAGAACTCTGTACATTTGATTTAAAATCATATATTGATACTGGAAAAACAAAAATAGGAATTGTATTTAATTTAGACAATCATACACAAAATGGTTCTCATTGGGTTTCTTTATTTCTTGATTTAGAAGACCAATTCATTTTTTATATGGATAGTAACGGTGAATCCATACCAAGTGAAATCAAATCATTAGTTACCCGTATTATTGACCAAGGATTGTTATTAGAAAATCCATTACATATTCATTTTTATGAGAATTGTCCTATGGAACATCAATATCAAAACAACGAGTGTGGTATGTACTCGTTATTCTTTATTATTACTATGCTTACCAATAAGACTGAGAAAAAGAAATTTAAGACTTATACAGAAAAAATAGACTTTTTTAAAAATAAACGAATACCAGATAAACATATGCATAGTTATAGAAAAAAATATTTTAATTCGTAATTTTTTATCATTATAGTATAACTTATATAATATAATGGGAACCATGTTTAGTGCTGCTTCTGTTGATGCTAATACAGATGATGTTAATAAATCTGCTGGTGCGGGTAATGATACTGAACCGACCGTTGAACCGGCTGCTGGTGCAGGTAATGATACTGAATCGGCCGTTGAACCGGCTGCTGACCCTTCCCAATACGGAGGCGAACCACGAGTCACCATAGATATATTTGGGAGTGAAAAAAAAAATAGCAAAGGATTCTTAATCAATGATATTAAAATTACTCCACAAAATATTAATTCAACTTTCTCCTCAAAAGACCAAGTAGAGCACTTTTTAGAAAACGTGTTTGGTTATGTTAGAAATAGTAATTTACCAAAAGATGAACAAGAACCTACTACCAATTTTTTCCATTCTTATAAAGAAAACATTAGTCTTAAACCAATACCTGCCATGGGAGGCAGTAAGAAAAAAAGGTCAAGAAAACATAAACTAAAAGACAGACATCGTAAAACAAAAAAACATTAACTAATTAACAAATATAGATATAATGACATACTTTTATACATCATGTCATTATATATTGTATCTGAAAATCAAGAATTACTATGGAATGTTATAAGTAAAAACTCATATATTCAAACATTTTTTTCACAATATACTCCGGATACAAAAGTTAATTGGTTTAAATCTATCGTTAGTAAATTTTATGACCAATATAAAAACCAAAAATTAACAGTAAATGGATTAAATCGTGTTAACAAAGAAACTATTTCATATATGATTCAAAATATACGAGAACAAACAACTCCCCAATCTAACCCTACATCACCTATCAATAATACTAATGTGGTTCAACCAGTTAATTCATATACTATAAATACCCCTCCTATTGTTAGTAATAACCGTCAAGAAATTTATACAAACCAGTTTGAACAACGCCAAACTGAATATGCCGCTATGAATAAACGCAATATTCCGGATGATGTAAATTTTACAGAAAATAATGATGACGGGGTTATTGAAAATATGGATACACTGGTTCAACAACAACTCAAACAACGAGAATATGATATGAATAATATTCCACCACCTGTTAATATGAGTGCACCGTTAAAACAACAAAATATCCATTCAATTGAAAGTGAACGACCCAAACTTCATATAGATACAGATTCTACCATTAATATTTCAATACAAGAGATTGAACAACCTACTCTTGATAAAAAAACGGTTTCTTGGAAAGATGAAGAAGATAATCAAGATAATGTATTTACTTCATTAAAAGAGAATATTGAATCAATTACACAAAATATGAACCAATTAACACAAACTGTAAAAACATTACAAGATGATATGAAATTATTACAAAAAACTCATGGTGATTTATATACACAAATTGTTCGTAATGAATCTAAGGCAACTATTGATAATATGTTAGAAAATATAGAAATATCACAATAATATAATTGCGGAAACATTATTAAACATAAATATTATGAATTATATATAATATAAAATTCATAAATGGAATTATTTGAACATACACTTTTTATTAATTTAGACCATCGTACAGATAGATTAGAACATATTACACAAGAATTTAGTAAAATGGGTATTAGTGCGGAAAGAGTTGCGGGAATTCAACCAAAAACACCAGCAATTGGATGTACACTTAGTCATATAAAATGTTTGGAATTAGCAAAAACACGTGACTATGAACAGGTTTTTATTTGTGAAGATGATATTACGTTTACCAATCCTGAATTATTTAAAAAAAACCTACAAAAATTTGTTGATAATGATACTATTAATTGGAATGTATTAATTGTTAGTGGAAATAATTGTCCACCTTTTCAAAAATTATATGAATATGCATCTCGTGTTTTTTACTGCCAAACAACTACTGGTTATATTGTAAAAAAAGAGTATTATGATACATTAATCGCTAATTATAAAGAAGGATTAGGAAAATTAATTCAAAATTCTACTAATAAACATGAATATGCCATTGACCGTTACTGGTTGAAATTACAAATGCAGGATTATTGGTATATTATTACACCATTAACTGTTACACAGTATGATAATTATAGTGATATTGAAGAAAAAACTACATATTATAGTAAGACTATATTGGATTTGGATAAAGAATGGATAACCAAACAAAGATCAGTCAAGCATATGCATTTAACGTAATTATTTATTTCTTTTTTGTTTTTCTATGACGTTGTGTTTTGTTACAACGTTTTACGCCTCGCTTTTTCGTTCTTTGCTTTTTACGAGTTCCTTTTCCTCCTTTTTTTGCACTTACTTTACGTGCTCTATGTTGAAGAAGACGGTATTGTAAATAATCAAAAGAATCATTGTTTATTGCATTTTCTAATTCATCCAACGTATCATTATATTCTAGAAGTTTTGTATCATAATCAACATATGATGGATTGTTTTTTTCAAATAAGATTAATTGACGTCCATGTTGCTGACTCTTTTTTTCAGTTGCTGCCTTGGATGCATCCAACTCATCCAACATTGGTATATATCTGTTATTAGCAACTTGAGTATCACTTTTATTTTTTGTTTTACTCTTTGTTACATTTATTTTGTCAATCATAGAATTTATTGTTGCTTTAATTGATTGAACCATTATAATTTTTAATTTTAACAATGTTTTTTTCGACGATGTATCATATAAGTCTGCATATTTACCAATTAATTGATTTATTACCTGAAAATGAGTGCCAATTATTCCATTACTGTAATCGTCAAATTTGATATACTCCTTTTCTTGTTTTACTTTATTAATTTTTACTCGCGGTTCCCCAGGTGTTTTACCTGATTGAACGTTAGCTATACAAGCTTGTATTCTTTTTATATATGTATCTCTAATTATGGCAGTTTTTAAATTATCATTATCTTTTATTTGATTACATAAATGATGAGAATATGCAAATTCCATTAAATATACTTTTAATAATGCAATAAATTTATAAATATCTGTTTCATTTTTATTTTTGTTTATAAATGGGTTTAATAAATTATCAAATTGAGCTTTTAGAAATCTTTCAGGATTTTGATACCATGTCTGACCATTACAATTTATATACATATATAAGGGTTTCGCTTCTATCTCGTCAGAATTAATATATGTTTTCCATTTTTCTAATAACTGTGGATATTCTTCATTAATATTATGAACTTTTGTATAAAATTCAATACTGGGTAATTTATGTTCCATTTCAGGAACAACTTGTAGTTCATTTACTAATTTACCTCCACATAAATAACAACATTCATTTTTTGCATTCAACTTAGTACCCCATACATTCTCAAATTGGTTGTCTGTTGGCATATTTCTTTCACCAATATCTCTTAATTTTGTTTTTTCACCTGAATCTATGTGTTCTTTTTTCCTTTCATTAGTACTTAAAATAGCGTTAATTATATCATCTACATTACTACTTCTTGCTCCAGTTTCAAGCATTCTGTTACCATGTTTATTTTTTAATTCTGGTAACTGTAAAATCATATCAGTTACCATTGATATATTTGAACATTCACTGCTGCCTGATTTACAAGTTGTTTTTATTTTACTCTCGTCAATTATTGATAGGATATCTTCATCGTCGATGGCATCATTATTATGTAATGCGTTTTCAAATGTTTGAAATGTTTTTTGTACGTGTTCTTTTGCCACATTTTTTGCATCATCTTTATTAGTTGCCGCTTGTAAAGTAGCATATATATTGTTTAACCTACTGTTAACAACCATAACTGCATCGGGTGTATCCTTTTCCTCTATTGATTCTTCCTCCATAGCTTGTTTTGCACCTGGTGATTCTTCTTCGTCGTGTGTATCATCACCTGAAGATGAATTGTATATATTGGATGGATTTAGTATATTATCTATTATCTTCCCTTTTTCTTCATGATTTGCACGTTCATAAGCATTTTTTATTACTCTATAATTATCTTTTAATGTTTGATATGATGATGAAGTTTTGTCTGTTGGTTTTTGACTTTTTATAATATTGGACCATTCCTGAAGTTCTTTTTGTTTTATTTCTTCTTTTATTTCTTGTTGTCTTTCATTCTCTAATCTCTCTAATCGCACCTGATTAAAATATGGACTGCATTTGACCGTTTCTTCACTATATTGGCTCTCCTCACCTAATTGTGTCCATCCTTCATTAGAACCTTGAGACATAGCACTAACACATGAACTAGGTGGGTTTCTTTCGGTAGTACCTCTGTTTGAGATAGTATGTATTGGTGAATTATTACTATCAAACTCCTGAATATGGTTCGTATCTGGGATTGGTGAACCACTACTATTAATGGTTGTCACCAAATTATCAGGTCCAGTTTCTGGTGATGCAGCCGTTTCTGTAGACCGTTGGCGTTTCGTTGTTGATTCTTGTAATGAACCCCTTTTTTTATTAGGCCACATATTATGAATTATTATATATATAATAACAATATATTTCTAAACAAAATTATTTATCATTCTTCAGTAGCATAAATGTAGAAAGAACACTTTTATTTTTTTCTTCATATTGCATTGTTTTTAATTTATCTGCATATTCCTTTTGCATCATTTGTTCTCGGTATTGTGTATTTTGTTGAGCTAATATACGTTCAGCCTCTTGTTTCTCAAGGGGGGTCAATGATTGCTTACCACGTTCTCGCATCATATGGTCAACAGAAGAAAATTGTTGTACTTTATGAATATCTTTCTCACTAACATCAAATACTGTTTGGTCTTTGTGCACTTTACGTAAATCATCAAATTTTAATTTACTAAAAGGGTCACTTGTCACATATATATCATTACTTTCATCATCATAAATAGAATTGCCAAATTCACTGTTCACATATAAGTTCTCAACACCACGATGTTTTACCAAACTTGTTTGGTTATCTCGCATGTTATCAATAATTTGTCCCATATTTTGACTATTCACTTTTTCACTTGTTTCATATATAGGAGATTCATTTGTAAACCATTGATTTCTTTCAGTATTTGGTTTATTTACCATATTTTTATCAAATAATTGATTAAATGTATCATTAAATTGTTGTTTATTCATTGATTGAATATTTTTGCTTACTTGCCGTGTGGTTTCTTTATCGTAATTTTGATGCCCTACCTCATAATTCTTTTTCTCATTTGATATTTTTGCGTTTTGTTTATTCTGGTTCTCATAAAATTTCACTACAATATCAAATGCCTTTTTATAAAACAAAAAATACTTTGGCTCTAACTTTGATTTATCAGGATGGGTCATTAATACTTTCTTTTTTGCACGTTTCATATCTTCCAAAGTAATTGAATAAGTCAAATCAAATAACCCAAGTAATTCTTGTAAACTATACATATGAATGTCTAAGTTATAATCCTCTTGTTTTTGCATATTATAACTTAATTGAGATAATTATATATATGTTCTTACATAAAATATATATAAAAATAAATCTAATTATTATAGAAATGGGACTACCTATTATAACTCACTATGAAAATAGACAACAATTTTTATCTTCTCTTGGTAATAATCCTGGTTTGATATTTGTTAAATTTGGAGCCGAATGGTGTGAACCATGTAAAATTATAGAAGATGATGTTAGTCGTCACTTTCTTTCTATGCCAGATAACGTACAATGTGCTATAATTGATGTTGATAATAGTCTTGATGTATATGCATTTTTAAAAAGTAAAAAAATTACACAAGGAATACCTACTATTATTTGTTATAATAAAGGTAATACTCATTATGCACCTGATGATGTTTTTTCCGGTACCGACAAAAATCAACTTGGACAATTCTTCAAACGTTGTTTAGATGAATTATAAACCGGATTTACATATATAATGTATATTTAATTGGATATGCTATTGGATTACAATCCATTTCTATATCTACACAACATGTTATATCATAAGAATTATGTAACAATCCTTCTATTTTGTTACATGGATTCTTAATGTGCATTTTTGCTATTAAATTTATATATCTAATTAGATTCATAGTGGTTTGGTAAAAATATAAATCTCTTTTTGAAAAGGATACATTATAAATACAATCATATAATCCCATTTTATACCCATACCATTCATAATAAGTATTTTCATATTTTGTTTTGTATAATACATTTTGTATAGCCTTAGGTATCATTAACTCATCTTCATATTCAGTCATATTTGGTTCATTCATAAATTTTATATAATTGCATAACATCATATTTAACGGAGGAATAGATTGTTTGTTTACCAATTCCATTATTCTACCAACGACCGTTTGTATATTTCTATATGTACACTTCATATTTATTAATATACAATCCATATTATCAGTAACTACCTCATTTATTAATCGCGTATTCATATCCATATCTGCCTGTGTAGGAAAAATATCAATTATTATATTTAATATATGGGAAGTTTCTGGTTTTGTTCGTAAAAACATAGGTACCATCTGTATAACTGCATTTGTATCGACACGAGTTGTTAATGTATTTGAACCTGCATTGAAATATACATCTTGGTTATTGAATTTTGAACCGAATGATGTATACACATATTGGTATGGTTGTTTTGTTTGTATAAATGCATTAAATGCTGTTATAAAATTAGTTTCATCAGTTGTTATTAACATGTTGATATAATATTATTATAATATTATATCAAATTATCAATTTTTTATTTACGATTTCTTTTTGTTTTTTGTTTCTTAATAGGATTTTTCTTATTTTTTCCTTTTGTTTGTTTTTTTTTACCACCATATGCTGGATTTTTGTTCGGTAGTGATTCAGTTGTTTTTGGTTGTGTATCAGGTGGTGTATCTGGTGTTACTGGAACTGCTACTGGAATATTTTTGTCATTTTCATTAAATGGGTTCAACGATTTTATACTATCTATAGTTCCATTTACGGATGGAATATTCAATCCATCTATTACACTTGATGTTTCACTGGATTCTGGCGGTGCAAGTATTATTTCATTATCAGTATCAGCAATTGTTGCATATGTTAATACGAGCGTTGTCACTCCTATAAATACATAAGACATCATAGGCATATGAAAATTATTCATACTAAAGTTATACTATTATGATATTTTTATTCACTATTATTTACAATAGTACTATCATATTTGTTTTTCCAGACTTGCTTTGTCTTTGTACGTAATCTACAATTCATATGTCGTTCAAATTGTTCAGGACTATCATAATACAATGTATCCAGATTATTAGTACTATCATTACCTGCGTACCTGACTTTAAAATATTGGTCTTCTGCCATTGCACCACCGACTCTATCATATTCTGGAATACCTGTAACTGCATTACGAATAAGATTACCAGGAATAGTACCCGTTGCAAAATATTCCAATTTATTTTTCTTTGTTCCAATACGTTTATGACCAGGATCAGCACTAACAAATTTACCATTTTTCTTCACCTTTACCTCTGTAAATACAGTTGAATCTTCTGAAATAATTGATGCATTACCTGGATACGATGTGTTATTATATTCGTCCATGCTATATTCATCATTATTATATTCATCATTGTTATATTCATCATTGTTATATTCGTCCATCTTTAAAAAACTTGGTTGGGTTAATGCTAATAAACGGTTGTAAGTTTACTATGTTATTAATGTATAAAGATTATTCTTTATGTTATTTCGCATAATTAATTGATTGCGAATATTCGTGTCAACTTTTTTAGAGCTTATTGTATATAATGTCATTCACTTCTCAAGAACAACGCAATTTCGTTGAAAAACATTTTTTAAAAAATGGTATAGTTAATCATATACCAGACGAAATTGACAGTATTGTTGACCCATTTATACCCAGTCAACCGCCTAAAATAGATACAAATACCATAAAAACTGAAAATATAAACACTTCATATAAATATTTAGATGATTTAATGTTGTCAAATGACCTTATTTTATTTCCACGAAATCTATTAAACGACTATAAAATACATATATGTCCATTTTCGGTAAACACCAAATTAGAAACTCCTTTTTTACAATTTATGTTTAGCAAAAACAATTCACAGTTTATTTTTCCAGTATTTGATTTAGATATGAAAAGTATACAGGAATCCAGTGTTTCAAAAATTATGTATTCAAATGATGATGATGATGATGATGATGATGATAGTGACTCAGAACAAGAAGAGAACAATTCTGTTAATAATGAGTTTTTACATCAATGTATTCGCTTTTTTCATGATAATATTTTAAAAGAAACTGATATTGATGATGATACTGATATTAAAACCAGATATAGAGGATTTATGGAACAAGATGACACTAATAATTTATATGTATTTTTTGATTGTACTGATTTGCATATTGATGTATACAATAATAAATTTAAAACAAATGAATACGTTTTCGCTATTGTAGATGAAATAAACAAACGAAAAATTAATGATGTTTACATAGACAATGATATTATTACGCTATTTCAAAAAAATTCATTTATTACCGAATTAAATACAAGGAATGGAGAACCTGTCGTAATGCCAATAATTTCACATATATGTAGTGAAAATGACGACAAAAACTATATAAATTTATACAATGATGTAAATGAAAACGATACAGATGATATATTGTTGATTCCACCACAAATTAATCATCCAATTTATCATGATACTTATGTATTTTCTACAAAGGCATTGAACGGTAATTACACTAACATTAAACGTTTTGCATTATTTTACGAAGAACTTATTCAAGAAACCGAGAACATGGAGATAGAAACCGAAGAAAATGACAAAGAACCCGAAGAACCCGAGAACATGGAGATAGAAACCGAAGAAAATGACAAAGAACCCGAAGAACCCGAGAACATGGAGATAGAAACCGAAGAAAATGACAAAGAACCCGAAGAACCCGAGAACATGGAGATAGAAA